TTTTTGGATATGGATATAATCTAACTGGTTCAGGACTATATTCAATAACTAATTTAGTATCTAATCAGGGTGTTGTTGCAAATTACACAACAGGTGTCGGTACTGCTAGGGCTAGATTAGCTGCTGCTGGTTATGGTGGCGATAAAGCTATTTTTGGATATGGCAATGGCGATGGCAATAGTCTTACTAGCACTCCATATTCAATGACTAATTTAGTTTCAAATACTGGTGTAGTATCAATAGATACCACAGGCGTTGGTATTGCTAGACTTGGACTGGCTGCTGCTGGTTATGGTGGCGATAAAGCTATTTTTTTATATGGCTATACCGGTTCAGCATATTCATCTTTGAGTAATCTTGTATCTAATACTGGTGTAGTTGCAGCAGATGTAACTGTTACTGGTAGTGCCCGTTATGGTTTAGCTGCTGCTGGTTATGGTGGTGATAAAGCTATTTTTGGATTTGGAAATTCTACGTATTATACAAGTAAATTTAATCTTGTATCTAATCAAGGTGTCATATTAAATGATAATCTCAGCGTTGGTATGGCTAGAGTATGGTTAGCTGCTGCTGGTTATGGTGGCGATAAAGCTATTTTTGGATTTGGCGATGGTGGCGCTTATTTAATTAATCTAGTATCTAATACTGGCGTAATTGCTAGTGATCAATCTGTTAATGCTTCAAGTAGAAATAGTTTAGCTGCTTCTGGATTTGGATCTTAAGTATTATGACAACAAAAATAAGTTCAATTGCACTAACATACGCTGATAATTCATTTGTATTATCAGCAAAAAATTTAAGATATAGGAATAAAGCTATATTTGGATATGGTTATAGTGCGTCAGGTGAGGCATCAGTGACTAATTTAGTTTCAAATACTGGTGTAGTATCTACTGATATTATAGGTGTTGGTACTGCTAGATTTGGACTGGCTGCTGCTGGTTATGGTGGAGATAAAGCTATTTTTGGATATGGAAAAACTATTCCCTATCTATCTATGACTAACTTAGTATCTACAATAGGTGTAGTCAGTACAGATACATCTGGCGTTGGTGCTATTAGATATGCGCTAGCTGCTGCTGGTTATGGTGGCGATAAAGCAATATTTGGATTTGGAGATAACACTGCTGTACCTCAATCAATGACTAACCTTGTAGCTAATACTGGTGTAGTATCTACTGATACTACTGGTGTTGGTATTGCTAGATCTGGTTTAGCTGCTGCTGGTTATGGTGGTGATAAAGCTATTTTTGGATATGGCTGGAATGACGGTCTCACCTCATATACTAATCTTGTATCTAATACTGGTGTTGTTGCAACTGATATAACAAGTGCTGGTACTAGTAGAAGCTATTTAGCAGCTGCAAGTTATGGCACTGACAAAGCAGTATTTGGATTTGGAAGTATCACTAATAGTTCCACCTCAATAACTAATCTTGTATCTAATACTGGTGTTGTTGCAAATTATACAACAAATACATATTCTACTGCTAGATATGGATTGGCTGCTGCAAGTTATGGTGGTGATAAAGTAATATTTGCATTTGGTTACTCCTCAAATTTTACCAATACTATTAATTTGTTTGATAATACTGGCTTCATGTCAAGTGACAACACAGGTGTTGGTACTTCTAGAGATCTATTAGCTGCTGCTGGATATGGATCATAAGGAAATAACATGGCATCATTAATTCCAACAGCTTTACAATATCCTGATACATATTTAGAATTTAGTCCATTTACTTCAACACAAAGAGGTATATTTATATTTGGTAGTCAAGGTAATACCGCCTATTACAATTTTACAAATCAAATTAATAATTATGGGCTGGTATCAACTGATGTTACTACTGCTGGTCTTGCTCGATATGGTGGTGGTGCTGCCTCATATGGTGGTGATGCTGCAATATATGGATTTGGTTTTAATCTAACTAATGGTTATGTTAATATAAGTAATCTTATATCTAATATTGGTGTTGTTGCTAGTGACGTCACAAATTCTAGTTCTACTGGAAGAAGATATGTGGCTGCTGCAAGTTATGGCATTGACAAAGCAATATTTGCATATGGTCAGTTTAGTAGTTCTACAACAAATGTAAGTAATACTGTGTCTAATACTGGAGTTATTAGTGCTGACATTGGTGGTGTTGGTACTTCTAGATGGTCTACAGCAGCAGCAAGTTATGGTGGTGATAAAGCAATCTTTGCATTTGGATATAATTCTATATATTATTCACTAACTAATTTAGTATCAAACACAGGTGTAATTGCTAATGATTCAAGTAGTGTTGCTCACAGAAAAATAGATTCTACAGGCGCAAGTTATGGCGGCAATAAAGCAATAATTGCATTTGGATCTGATGCTGATGCTGGTGGATCTGTTAGCAGTAATCTCGTATCTAATACTGGTGTAGTTGCAGCAAATGTAAATATTGCTGGAACTGGTAGATCTAATGTTGGTGGTGCTGGTTATGGAGGTGATAAAGCTATATTTGGATATGGTTATGACTACGCCAGTGGTCCTATATACTATTCCATAACTAATCTTGTATCAAATACTGGCGTAGTTGCATCAGATGTCACAGGTGTTGGTACTGCTAGATCTCTAGTTGCAGGCGCCAGTTATTCATCATAAATATATTATTTTATAAAGGGAAATTATTATGGCTTCAAAATTAAATACTGAATTCAATTATCGTTATCAGGTGATTGGTGAAACTCCGTGGGAAAAGATTAAAACTCTTAAAGGTTTCTTAGAAGGACGTATTCGCGCCGCCGCGCTTGAAGAAGTTTCTGAACTTAAGTATCAAGCAAAACTCTCAGAGTTACAAACACTTAAAGATAACAATGCAATGCAGCATTTAATTCTTAACCTTCGTGCAGAGATCCTTGAATGGGAATCTGGTTTTCCAGCACAGCAAGAAGCATTTCTTCTTAATAAAGAAGAAATTAAAATTCTTGAAAGACTATTAACTGAACTCTATGAAGTTGCAGAACCTACCCGCATGAAACATCATGATGGAACGCCATTTACTGATGAAGAAATGTATGAAGCAAACGCAGCAAATGAATTCACTGTAATGATTGGTAAAGAAATTCATGCTGAGATCATTGCAAATGGACGACCATCTCCAGCTAAACTGCGTAATGCAATGTCAAATCCATATACATGGACTGCGCTACAGCAAATTGGCTTAATTCCAGAAAATGCTCAAGTTTTAATTGGTGGAGCTAATCCTCAAAAGATTGAGTTTTTAAACACACCAACAACACACCAATTGGAGAACAACTAATGTTTTCTCTTTATATAGTAAAGTCAATTGACTTAGAAAAGATGTATGGCCGCAGAGCTATGAATTTTATTGGAAGCTATGAAGACTGGCCCCGCACTGTAGATTTTGATTTGATTATGATTGGTCAAAAAACACCAGAGGCATCATCATACCTTGTGCTCTCACCATCAGAACATGAATTGCTAGTTAAACAAACTTCAATTCCTGAGGGTTACGTTTTTATCTTTAGACAGGAATGGGGTCTTACCATCACTGAAGATATTATTCATCGAGTAATTGAAACACTGCGTGCTGAAGCCTACCCACCAATAGCAGATTATTTAGATGCTAAAGTAAAAGGTAGTGCATCACAAGAGAAAGAATACTTAGCTGCCTGCGCTGCTGTGAAAGTTAAGTATCCAAAGTTCTCTTGGTGAGTATACATTAATTCGTTTTTAGTATATAATTAATTTAATTGTTGTAATCCCTTCAAAGAGAAGGCTTGTTGGACGGGGGTGCAAATCCCCCCACCTCCACCAAAAGCATTCGTGGGTTTGAGTCCCAAGAGATACGGTCACCAACTCCGTACTATTCAGATTTGAGAGTGCTTTTGATGGGGGTGTACTCAGTATTCGACAGCGAGAGATATTAGAGACGGCAACACGGTAGGCGATGACCGCAAATCAAGCAAAATAAGTAAACGCAAACGACTCACAGTTCGCATTAGCAGCCTAAACTCTGCTTAGGGTTTCGGTTGGTTTCCTCGTAACAGAATAACCAACCATTATATAAATAATAATCAAGGCTCTTTTAAGGGCCTTTGTTATCTGAAAAAGAAAGGACTACAATGCAAAAAATAATAACAATAATCGCATTTGTAATCATGTCAATGTTTGTAACAATTGGCGTCGAATACAATTTACAATCTATGCACAAGTTAAATGTGCCAGAATATAATGATCTGACTGATCATGATAAAAACGAAATAGATTGTCTTACTCAAAACATTTATCGTGAAGCTGGAATTGAAAAAGAAGATGGAATGATTGCTGTTGCACTGGTGACTATGAATAGGGTCAAAGCACCTGGTTTTCCAAACACTGTATGCAAAGTCGTACAACAAAAGAAAAAGAAAACTTGTCAATTCTCTTGGGCTTGCATGAAAAAGCTTCCTAACATTGATGAGCAGATATATAGCTATAGCAGAAGTCTGGCAATAAGAGTCTTCTTCAATCATGAGACAATCGAGGATACGACTCAAGGTGCGTTATTTTATCACGCTAACTATGTTCGCCCACGTTGGACTAGTCTTGAAGTGACTACCACAATTGGACGACATATTTTTTATAAACCAATCGGAGAAGCGTAATGGATATTTTGGACATGATGAAGTCAAAGGCACATTCTAATGGATACTTCCCAAGTAAATCTGTAGCTCAAGTTCATGAGTTTTATCTTACTGGAACAATTGAAGAGCCTGAGAATTATTTAGAATGGTTTGACACAATTCGTCACGCTGGAGAAAATGATGTAGTTAAGATCTACATTAATAGTTATGGTGGTGATCTATTCACAGCAATTCAATTCATGCGTGTTTTAGCTGATACTAGCGCAACTGTAGTTTGTTCAGTTGAAGGTGCTTGTATGTCTGCAGCTACAATGATTTTCATGTGTGCTGATAGCTTTGAAGTTACTCCTCACTCTGTGTTTATGTTTCATAATTATTCTGGTGGAGCAATTGGCAAAGGTGGTGAAATGATTGACCAACTCTTACATGAGCGTAAGTGGTCAGAACGTCTAATGAAAGAAGTCTATAAAGATTTTATGACAGAAGACGAAATAAAATCTATGCTTGAAAATAAAGATATGTGGATGGATGGCGAGAGTGTTGTATTGCGTATGACTGCACGCATAGAAAAACTTCAAGCAGAGATGGAGGCGGCAGAAGCTGCGCTTGAAGCTGAAGCTAATCCTAAGCCTGCGCGTAAAAAAGCTATAAAGAAAGCTCCTGCTAAAAAGAAGCCTGTACAATAAATCATAACTATGGTATAATAAACCATATCTGGCGTTCGTTCAACGGATAGGACATGATTCTTCTAAAGTCATTATAGAGGTTCGATTCCTCTACGCCGGACCAACTAACTTGGAGTTACATTATGGCATATGTTGAATTTGAAGTAGATCTTGATCAATTTGATGATGATGAGCTTATTCAAGAAATTAAAGCACGTGGATTATTCATTGACGGTGTAAGTGGTTCTTCTAAAGAAGAAGATCTCGAAGTGATTTATCAATTACGTCGCAATGGTAAACCATATGATTATCTCATGGACGCATACATCTATAAAGTTCTAGGGAAAGTTGTTTAAGCCTGTACATTAAATCGTTATAGTGATATAATAGATCTATGGCAAATATACACTATCAGCAAAAAGTCGCAGGTGATGAACTTCGCGATACTCTCTTCTTTGCTACAGGTGAGCGTGTAGAGAAAATCAAATCTCCAGAGTTTGTAACTCTGCGTGTCCCTCAATTTAATGTTAAAATCAAACACTTCAAACACATTACTGTAAATGGTGATGTGTGTCGATCTGTATCTGAAGCTAAGTTTGCAATCCAACAATTGATTCTATGATTTATACTTCTATTCCAAAACGTAAAGCAAAGAAACCTAATGCTGCACAACGTCAATTGCAAGCAGAATGGGATGCTATTCAAGCAAAGTATGCACCCAAGAAACCTCTAAAGCGTATAGATACTACATTCAGTTATTCATTGCCTACTCCTCCTGGCCGTAGCACATATCATAATATTCCAAGTCGTAACACTGGTGATGGTATTGCTTCATCAAAACCAACTATACAATACACTGGTGACAAAATGCTAGGTATTGGAACTCTTCACAAATCTAATGCAGTGCCTGTTTTCTCTGATGGAGAAGCTAAGGAAATGGCGCGCATGCGTCGAGGTTGAGTTGTACTTTAAATCGTAAAGGTGATATAATAAGTTATGAATCGTTCACATATTGAAAATCAAATCGCAAATGCTCATCTCTATAATGAGAAAGAAAAGATTACAGTAATCTATTACGATCTCATAAATCTAAAAGCCAAACTTGATCGTTGGTTCAACAAATACCTCGATATGTTTGATGAAAAGATGAATTCATCTACTCGTTCAGATCCAGTATGGAAACTCTATCATATAAAATCTGAAGAATATAGTGATGTAGTTCAAACTATCAAAACCGCCGAATACTACCTAAGAAAAGCATGATGTTTAAAAATGCCGCAGCGTTCTCTCTTCATATTGAAGAATTAGCACGAAATCATAAGATGTCTCACATGGATGCAGTACTTAAATATTGTGCTGATAACTATGTTGAACCTGAAGACATTAAGAGTCTAATCAATAAGACTCTTAAAGATAAAATTCAAATGGATATGCGTGAAGCAAATCTACTTCCTAAACAAGCAACATTATATGTATGAGCACTGAAGAAGATAAGATTAAGCATAGTAAACGTCTTCATCAAGATGAAGTAGCAATCAAACATAATATGAAGATTGCTAAAGCACATGGTTTTCCCATAAAGAATGGTGAAGAACATCGCTTGCATAAAGTAAATGGAGTTACATGTGGAGATTCTAATTGTGTAATGTGCGGTAACCCACGTAAGTTCTTTAAAGAATTGACTATGCAAGAAAAGAAGTTTATTCAAACGGAGAAATGGAATGAATCCGAATCCAACATGTAAATTAGAATGCAGATTTAGACACGGTATGACTATGAGTACTGCTGTTTATTATGAACCTATGTATGATAAGCATGGGAATAATTTGAACCCAGATATGAATAAGAGTAATACTCCTATTGAATGCGGAATTTGCGATAGACGTTGGTCTGCTATAACTCAAGGTGGAAAAACAACATATGAGGAATTACTATGAATGAAGATACAGAATTTAATGTGAATTACGATAATATCGTAAAAGAAAAATCTCTTCTTTCTATTACACGTATGCTTGCAGCAGATATGACAAAAAATCCTTATATGACTATAGGTGATTTTTTTAAGAATACTAGCGATAGCGATATTCAGCATCTAATAGAAATTATTGATTCAGGTGAAAATCACGAGAACTTTGGCGATCTTATGCTAATTTCAATAATGTTAGCAGCGGCTGAAGGTTGTCAAGTTTCTAATGTTAATGATCATACTTTGCAATTGAATATGTTTGGAAACTTTGTAATAATTGAATCTCTATATCGCAAAGGTCTTGTGAAAATTCATAGAGAAAATATGTCATTTGGTGAAGACTTAAGAGACGCAATATTAGTGGAGAAATTAGATGAGAACAATTGAACTTACTGATGAACTTGTAGATCACATTGTTGTAACAGAACTTAAAGATATTTTTCTTCGAAATGTAAGTTCTATTGATGATGACGATATACTCATTGTAGATGCAGTAGCAAAATTGCTAAAATATACTATGTCGTATCAAGAAGCTATTAATTGGATTAACGCAAATACACCAAAATGATTGATGGATTCCAAACATACAAGTATTTTATGGCGATCAAGTTGCATTTAACGACAGATCGCTATGATGTATTTCAATCTAATGGTAAAGTGTCAGGAACTCGTGCAACATTTGAAGCACGCAATGATCGCTTCTTATTTGAAAAGCTAGGACGTAACTTTGATACTCC